GTTGTAACGTCGCCGCCGCCAAGATAAAGATTTATCTGATTATCGTTATTATGAATGTGTAAACGATAAACACTTTGGCTTGTTCCGTTTAGTTGAACGCGGGTAGTTCCTACTGTAACTTGCCCAGAACTAATTGCCATTAGTAGACGCTCTCAGGATCTTCTGGGTTGATTTGAGCGACCGACTGCAGTTGCGTCGAAGGTAGCCCTGTGTGAATAATCTCTGGCAGACCGAGCTTCGAAAGAACGTCCGCAGGGTCGAAGCCCGCGTCGGTAAGAGTCTTAGCCATAATTACCCGTTGCTGTTGCTCGACTAGACCTGCGGCGGCTAGATCGACGTTAGCAAGTGGAACTCGGTAAACGTTTCCGCCTTCGACGGGTGGCAAATCTTCGAAGCGTCGAACGTCGTCTACTGAAAGCCAACCCGTTAGAAGAGCTGAGTTATAGGCGGTAGTTCTTGAATTGAAGTCGCCGCGCATAAGCCCGTCTACGTTGAACTTAATGAACTCTCCGGGTGCGAGAAGTTTTGAATAAGACCATTCGATTTTCTCGATAAAAGGACGCAAGCAGTGGGTCGTGAACTGGATCGCATTCTGCTCCACGCTGGCGTAACTCTGGGTGCCGGGAATGCCCATCATAGAAAGCGGAATGTTAAAAGCTCTAGCAATTTCTTCGACCGCAAAGCGGCGACTCTCTAGGAACTGAGCCGCGTCATTATTTACAGTCGTAGTTTTGTAAGTTGCGCCGCCCGTTAGGATTCCTGTTCGGTGCGCTTTCCTGAAACCTTTGTGAGCTGAGTCGAAGCCGTCGCGCAACTGCTTTGCCTGATCGGGCAGAAGGTTTCCCGGATACTCGATAATTCCTTGAGTCGTCGCACCCTGACCGAAGAAGCGGGCGGCGAAAGACTGAAGCGCCGAAGCAACGCCGAGAGCTTCTTTTAGTTTCTCTACGCGGCTTATGCCTTTGATAGCGCCCGGTTCGAGAAGGTCTGTGATGTGGATTACTTCGTCCGAAGTAAGCCCGTTAGGTTCACCGTCGTAAGAAAAGATTTTGCGACCGATAGCGGAACGGGTAACTGTAACCGTATTAGGGTCTAGGACTACTAGGTTTACTACTTCGCCAGAGTTATTCCTAAAAACCCTTGTGTAAGAGTTTCCGTTAGTCATAAGCGAAACTAGAACCTGCTGATAGTGAGCGGATCGGCTAGAGTCGATATCGGGTTGCTCTATCCAAGCGGGGCGGTTATTTAGGTAGACTCGCTGACCGAGTTCCCGGCGGTAAGCGCCGATCGGTAGGGTCGAGATAGTATCGCTAATCAGGCTAACCGCTGAGAAGAAGGCGACAATCTCAAAAGCGGTCTTAGGGTTTATTACAGTCCCGGACTGATTCTGAATCTCTAAATCTGAGCCAGAACCCCAAACGGTCTGAAAGTTTATTGCTCGACCTTCGAAGAGATTACCTAGCATTATTTACTTCTTTCTAAAGCCAAGCCGAAAAGGGTTATCCCGATACCTGCGACGATTAGACCTGCGGGCGGAAAGATAAAGCCAACGCCAATAGCGATAGCGGCTAAACCGAGAGCTTGCGTAAGAGTAGCTAACATACCTGCCTAAGAGTAGAACTGCGGGATAACTTGTTCTTCCATTCTAGCCGAAGCCCTGTCGTAAGCCATAAGTAGAGCGATAGCATTATCCACTTTTAGTTTCGGTTGTTTGTAATCCTTTGTGATTCGTGCGCCGCGAGCGTCCATTTTGAGAACGCAGTTATCTATGTGCCTTGAGAGCGACGGATCGCCATTATGTACAAATTTTACATTTAGGATAGCGTCGTAAAGTTTTGAAGTTGCGGGGACTGTTCGTTCGGGGCTATTTCGATACATAGTTACCGGGATACCCGATTCTTGCCACAGTAGTAGTTCGTCGAACCAATACGAAGGGTCGCAAGCCATTTCTCTAATGCGGGGGAATCGTTCCGTAAAGTCCATAAGCCACGCAGTTACTTCGTCCTTAGATACCCGCCAAGAATCGTCGTCAATAGCGAAGTTCTTTTCCCACGAAGCCACGCGGACAACCCTAAACGGTTGCCCTTCTTCCTTTGGCAAGATAACGGCGACGATCGACGTTGAGTCATTGTTCCAAGACCCGTCGAAACCTAGAACATACTCGTCGTCGGCAGTCATTTCAAACTCGGTAGATAGGTTGTCCCAAACCCCGGCGGGTAGCCACGCTTCTTTAGCGTTCACCCATTGATTAAGTCGCTTAGTTCGGAACTCGGCTTCCGAAGTTAGGCGGACCGACGATTCGAAGTCTTGAAGTGAAACTAGATCGTTGAAACCGGGGTTAGCCTTAGCCCATTGAGCCGGGTCTTTATGGTCGCCTTCGGGGTCGGCTTCCCACCAAGCCATAAAAAACGAAGGGTCCACGATCTCGCCCGTAATAATCTTTTTGCCATAGTTGTAAAGTTCGTAGGCAATAGAGTCGTTACCCGTTGAATCGGTCCTAGTTCCCGCGGTGGTAATGGCGACCAGTTGCCCAATTTTGCCACGGTTACCCATAGCAAGCGAGAAAACGTCATACAGGTCGCGGTTCTTGTGAGCGTGGAGTTCGTCCAAAATTACCCTGCTAGGGTTCAGACCTTCTTTGGAATAGGCTTCCGCGGAAACAACTTTGAAAACGGAATTGGTCGAAGGGACATAGATCGAATCTTTGTAGATTTGAACTAACTCTCTAAGTTCGCTCGATTCGACCATACGTTTTGCTTCGTTGAAAACAATTCTTGCCTGTTCTTTTTCGGCGGCGACCGCGATAACTTCTCCACCGCCAATATTTTCACCTAGCAAACTATACAAACCGATAGCGGCACTTGATAGGGCGGACTTTCCGTTCTTTCTTGGCATACCAATTAGGCAACGCTGGTAGACCAAACCGCCGTTCTCGTCGCGGGCATAAACGCGGCGTAGTAGTTGCTTTTGCCAGTCGCGCAGTTTTAGCGGTGCGCCCATAGCCCCCGCAATACCGTCTTTACCGATAGACCCAAACGCTTCTGTGAACTCGACAACATAGTCGCCGTCGCCCGCCGCCATAGACTTTTCGCTCACCGGAGTTAGCCACGCCGGGGGGAAACTACTCACGTTGCGCTTTCCTAGCCAACAGATCTTCCAACTTTGTCTGTTTTTTCACTTCGGCAACGCCTAAACGACTTCTATCGGTTGGCGTAAAACCAAGAAGCGAAAGATTATCGACAATAGATCGCTCTAACTGTCGAAGGGCTTTACGTTCGTCGTTCTTACCTTCATTCCAAACTTGGGTTCTAAGTTTTGCCCGTTCGTCCATTTGCTCGCAGACCATTAGCAACAGGTCCACGTCGGTCGTATAACTTATCCAAGAATGACCCATACCCCAGACACGATCCCAAAGTTCGCGCCCAAATTGGAATAGTTGGCGACTAGGTTCGGGAATAGACGTAACGGCGGGTAGCAAAATAACTGAGTCCCTGTCGGGTAACGCCCGCTTACCGGGGTTGCCTGTTGCCCGTTTCAATTCGATCGGCTTAGGCGGTCTACCGGCGGGCATTTATTTTTCTTTAGGTTGGAGCAGTGGGGTCAGAATTGAACTGCCTTCTTTTGACTGGAAGTCGAACGCATCAACCTCAATGCTTCCACCGCGTAAACCTTTATACATTGTAGCACCCCTATTTTTTATTTCGTCAAAATGGACCAATGGGACATTTAGGCGATCTACGTCTTTTTCGTTCAGGAAATAAATGTAGCGTAGTTGAAAACCCTGTAACTTAGTGCCATTGACGTAGTTTAGATACTTGTTGAAGTCATACTTGCCACCCGTTATTTCGTAATAACTTTTGCCATTCAATTCTCGACGTGGAGAAGTTGGGTTGCTTTCAAGAGTCATTTTATGAATAACCGTCCCGTCCGGAAGTTGCGCTAAATTGCTCGACGGCTTTATTGCGGTCAGTTTGAACCCGCTCGCCCGGTAGATCGTCCCGTCGCCACATTGAGTTCCGTCGGCAAACGAGATCACCCATTCAATATTAGGCGCGTATTTTTTCAGCATTTTCATAGCGACAGATATTGCGCGAGACTCACTATTTCTAGGTAGCGCGTCGGAAAATGCCATACGGTTCAATTCAATAAAACCGTTCCATTCCGTTCCTTTGACCAACGTTTGTATTTTGCCTTTATCTAACGAAGGTCC